GTCGAGGACGTGATCCAGATCCGCTGGCCGAGCGTCGACCTCGAACAACCGTGGGTCGCGCTGCCGCCGCTCGTCGCCGTCGCCGCGGAGGTCGATGCCACCAACGAGGCGATGCGCTACGTCCGTGCGTTGTTGAAGAACGACGCGATGCCGCGCGTGGTGCTGACCACGCCGGTCGGCACGATCCTCGACGACACGGCCGTCGGGCGCATGAAGGGCCAGTGGAACGAGCGCTACGGCGGCGACCAGCGCGGCGGCGTCGCGGTGCTCGAGGAGGGCGTGACGGTGTCGCGCATCGGCATGTCGATGGCCGAGCTGGCGTTCGATGCGCTGATGCGCGTGCCCGAGGCGCACATCGCCGCGGCGTTCCGCGTGCCGGCGATCGTCGCCGGGCTCGGCATCGGCCTCGACCGCTCGACGTACAGTAACTACGCTGAAGCGCGCGTTAGCTACACGCAGCAGACGCTGATCCCGCTGTGGCGCATGTGGGAGGGCGAGATCCAGGCGGCGCTCGGCGACGTGTTCGGCGTCGTGGTGCGCTACGACCTGTCGACGGTCGCCGCGCTGCAGGAGGACCAGGCGGCGCGCGTTGAGCGTACCATCAATGCGTGGAACGCGGGCATCATGACGCGCAACGAGGCGCGCAAGGCGCTGGCGCTGCCGATCGATGACAGCGGCGACGTGTACAGCGTGCCGACGAGCGTGCAGCTGCTCGATGCGCAGCACAGCCCAGTCATCGGCATGCCGACGCTGGCGCCGACGCCCGCCGCGGCACCGGTGGACGACACGCCGGTCGAGACGCGCGCGCTGAAGGCGCCGGCGCGCTCGCCGCATCCGGTGGCCGACTACGTGCCACCGCCGATCGACGACGTGGCGGAGTCGATGTTCCGGCGGCTGCGCCGCTACGTCAACGACCAGTACCGCACGGCAGCGCAGGAGATCGACGCGATCGCCGAGCGCCGCGCTGCCGAGGAGCAGGCGCGCACCGTATGAGCGACGACTACACGCCACCGACGCCGGCGCAGGTCGAGACCGTGGTCGGCGCGCTCGACGACGGCACCGAGATCAGCATCATTATGCGCGCGTTCTACCCGCTGCTCCTCGAGCGCGCGTGGGAGCGCGCCGGCGAGCAGGTGCAGCTGGGCACGGCGTTCGACCTGCGCAACCCGCGCGTGCAGGAGACGATCGCCGGCCTGGCGCAGAAGGTGCGGCGCGTGGCCGACACGACGCGCGACGACGTGCGGCGCGTGATGGCGCTCGTCGATGCCGACGGCATCAGCTACAACCAGGCGGCGCGGCTGCTGCGCGGCGTGACCGAGACGCTCGCCGACGGCACGACGGTACGGCCGTTCGATGCGCCGTACCGCGCGTTCATGATCGCGGTGACGGAGTCGGCGTACGCGTACAGCCGCGGCCAGGTGCTGGCGTGGCAGGAGAGCGGCGAGGTCGACCGGATGCAGTGGGTCGCCGAGACCAACGCCTGCGCGATCTGCAACGCGCTCAATGGCCAGGTCGTGACGCTCGGCGCCGCGTTCGGCGGCAGTCGTGAAGTGCCGGCGCATCCCAACTGTCGCTGCACGCTGTCGCCGGTGCTCAAGGACGAGTTCTCGATGCCCGTGGCGCCAGTCAGCGGACCGCCGAAGCCGCTGCCCACACGAGGTCAGTTCTTGCCCGATGGCACCTACGTGCCGTCTGAGCGTGCGCAGCGCATCGCTCAGGAAATCAGCAACATGTCGAGGACAAAACTGTATTTTGCAGAGCAGGAGGTTGAGCGACTCAAAGGCGAGATCAAAGACTTGAAAGCGTCGCTGACGCGACTCGAGCTGCGCATGGCACGCGAGGACTACGAGGAGTACTCGACCGAGGAGGAACGCCAATCGGATCGCTCTGTCCTCGAGTTTGTGCGCAAGGAGATCGATTCGTACGAGCAAGCGCGCGGTATTTTGGCCACAGCGCGCAAGAAGAACAAACAGGACCTCTGGTCGATGCTCGGCGTGTCTGAGGACAGCCCTGTTGCAAAGAAGCAACGACGACCAGGGTTCAGCAGCTGGGGTATCCAAAGCCGCGGCGGGCAGTACGTCAAGGACCCTGATGATACCGTCAAGCAGACACTGGACTATGATGCGACACAGGTCGCGTTGAAGGCCGTGCAGGATCGACTGGCGCGGCTGTTGCCAGCGCGCAGCGCCGCCGGCACTGAGCTCAACATGGGCCTCGATACTCTGGTGGCCATATCACCTCGGGTCGGTGGCGGCCAAGGGCGCACCATCTCAGGCGAGTACTACTTCAGTCGAGGAATCAACGGCAGCTGGCATTCAGGCCGTGACACCATTGGCATACCAAAGTATGGCTCGACCGACGAGACGATGCTCATGCATAACCTGCTGCACTTAGTGCAGAGCCAGCATCTGCCGATGCGACAGCGCATTCAAGCGTATCTGGATCGACGCAGCACAGGACCGGAAGTAAGCGTGTTCGGCCTGAATAGTTTCTATGACGACAAGCATCGCGGCGCAAACCTCGTGCGACGCGGCGAGTTTTGGGATCCTTTGATCGGCGCAATTTATAAACCTGTTCAACAACGAGAAGACAGAGACGTTGCTGGTCAAGACTACGAGATCGTCCCAATGTTTGCGCAGATGATCGCTGGAGGCCCAGATCTTATCGCTCGAGATCCTGAAACGTTCATGTTCGTCCTCGACCTGCTCAGTGATCCCAGCAGCTACCAGGCCGGCGAACGCATGATGTTCAACCCTGATCCGCTCGCGTTCTCGCGCGTCCGCGACCCAGAGACCGGCGAGATCCCGCCGTCTGACGGAGTGGTGCGATGATCACGATGCAACTGCCGAACAGCACCATCGTCCTATCGTTTGACCTCGACGACGGCTGGGCGATCGTCGAGGCCGGGCCAGTGCCGGAGATCGCCGAGCTGTACCTGCGCGTCGTCGAGTTCGAGACGATGCCCTACGAGGACATCAGGCCAGAGCTTGATGCCAATGAACGCCTGAGGCTTGTGCTAGAATGGGCGCAGGAGAACGTCGCAGCCGGCGGCACGGCCGTGGGCGTGGCAACGACGCTCGATGCGTATGATCCGTTTCAGGGGTTCGATGTTGAGATCGACGGCTACCGCGTGATCTGAGGTGTTGGCATGGCATGGGTCATCGGCGCAGACACGGATCTGCCACTGAACGAGACGCTGCGCTGGGATGGTCCGGCGGCGGCCCGGCGCGTCTTCGAGCTGGCCATGTTCGACAGCGACGAGCCGGACTACGAGCTCGCGCGGCGGGCGTTCCTCGTCTACGACGACGAGCGGCCTGAGCTGCGCGGCAGCTACAAGCTCGGCATCGCCGACGTGATCGGCGGCGAGCTCACCGTGCTGTCGAGCGGTCTGCGCGCGGCGGCGTCGCGCCTGCCGCAGACCGCCGACCTCGACGAGGACATCGTCAACGAGGCGCGGGCGATCATCGACTACTACGTCGCCGAGATGCAGGACGACGAAGAGGATCGCCGCAAGCTCGCGGGACCGATCCTCGAGACGAAGTTCGACGCGCCGGCCTGGCTGCGCGCGAACGCGCGGCGCGGCCTCGAGTGGCACCGCGACGGCCTGTCCGGCGACGGCGTGGTCGAGCGCACGATCCGCGAGGCGCGGCAGATGGCCGACGGCTTCGTGAGCGAGGACAAGGCCGTCCGGATGGCAGCGTGGTTCGCGCGCCACATGGGCGACCTCGACGCGCCGGCGGCCAACCCCGACCACCCGGACTACCCGTCGCCGGGCGTCGTGGCGCACGCGCTGTGGGGCGGTGGCACGCGGCGACAGTCGGAGCGCGCACAGCGCTGGGCGGAAGACCAGGTGGCCAGCATGCAAGAGAGCGATGCGCGCACAAAGACGTGGCTCAGCGCGTCGCGCCACGAGCGCAAGGCGGGCTTCCTGATGCCGTCGTCGATCAACGATCGCACGGTGACCGGGATCTTCTCGGTGTTCGGCAACATGGACAGCTACGCCGACATCATCCATGCCGGCGCCTTCTCGAAGACGCTATCGGAGCGGGCCGGGCGCGTGCTGCATCTGTGGCAGCACGACATGGACGCGCCGCCGATCGCGCTGATTGACTCGATCCGCGAGGTGCCGCGCCAGGCGCTGCCGGCAGAAGTGCTGATGCGCGCGCCGACGGCCACGGGCGGCGCCGAGGTGACGCGGACGTATCTCGACACGCCGCGCGCCAACGAGGTGCTGACGGCGATCCGCAGCGGCGCGCCGCTGGAGATGAGTTTTGCCTTCGACGCGATCCGATACGACTTTATGGAGTCTGCGGATTCCCCTATCGGCGTTATCCGCAACCTGCGCGAGCTGAAGCTCTACGAGACCAGCGACGTCAACTGGGGCGCGAACAGCGCCACGGTTGCGGCGAAGGCGCGCACCAGCACGATGCCGATCGGCACGCTGCTGCACGCGCTGCGCGCGGCGATGAAGTCCGGCGCGCGGCACTCCACACGCGATACACAGCTTATCAACCAGATCGCCGAGGCGGCGATCGAGCTCGGCGCCACCAGTGTGCGCCTGATTAATCAGCCTGATCCCGACGAGGAGCGCGCCGCGCGTGTCGCACCCGCTCTGCCGGTGGATGGTCGAGAACGCCAACTGCGGGTAGCGGCGGCGGCACTGGCGCTGCTGCGGAGTGGGAGAACCTCATGAACATCCAAAGCCTGTACAACGAGGCGACGGAGCTCTACGGCCGCGCGCGATCGCTGCTGGAGAACCCGAAGGGGCTGAGCGCGGATGACTCGGCCCAGTACGACCGCATCATGGAGCAGTTCGACGCCAAGATGGCCGACGCCAAGCGCCTCGAGCGCGATGCGGCGGCAGCGTCGGCGATGGCCCAGCTGAGCGCGCCGCAGCAGCGCCTCGGCATCGGCGGCATCGCGGCGGGCAACGACGTGGAGCAGCGCCAGCTGCAGCTCGTGCGCAACTGGTTCAAGGGCGGCATGCTGAGCGCCGCCGAGCGCAAGGACCTGTCGGCGGGCGTCGATGCGCAGGGCGGCTACCTCGTCGCTCCGGCGGTGCTGGCCAACGGCATCATCAAGTTCATCGACGACGAGGTGTACCTGCGGCGCTTGGCCACGGTGATCCCGATGGACGTCGGCACCGAGCTCATCGCCCCGACGTGGGACGCCGATCCGGCTGACGCCGACTGGCTCACCGAGGTGGCGAGCGTGACCACCGACACGGCGATGCGCACCGGCCTCCGCACGCTGCGGCCCACGCGGCTCAGCAAGGAAGTCAAGATTAGCCGCACGCTGGTGAACCAGTCGCGCGTCAACATCGAGCAGTGGGTGCAGGCCCGGCTCGCCTACAAGTTCGGCATCACCGAGGAGAAGGCGTTCCTGACCGGCACCGGCGCCAGCGGGCAGCCGCTCGGCGTGTTCACCGCGTCGGTGCAGGGCATCCCGACCACGCGGGACACCACGGCGTCGGCGACCACGTCGTTCACCGCGGACAACATCCTCGACACCAAGCACGCGCTGAAGGCGGCCTACTGGTCCCGCCCGGCGACACGCTGGGTCATGCATCGCGACACCATCGCGCGGATCCGCAAGCTGAAGGACGGCGCGGGCAACTACCTGTGGAGCCCAGGGCTTGGACCGGGCGGCGGCATCACGCAGGGCCTGCCGCCGACCATCGCGGACGTCCCGTACCTGGTCAGCGAGTACGCGCCGAACACCTACACCACCGGCCTGTATGTCGCCATCATCGGTGACTTCTCGTACTACTACATCGCCGAGACGGGGCGCTACGAGCTACAGGTGCTCGCCGAGCTCTACGCCAGCACCGACCAGATCGGCTACATCGGTCGCACGTACGTCGACGGGCAGCCCGTGCTCGCCGAGG